CAATATGTTACACAGATAATAAATTTTAATCCTATTGAATTTCCTGAAACAGGTTTATCCTATCGTAATAAAGAAGAATTGAAATTTTTCTATGAGATTTGGGAAAGACAATTTGTTACATCTCATTACTCTAACTTTTCAAGGTTAACAATTAATGCAAACCAACTGAATCAACTCGTTAATTTTAATAGAGATGCGGAAACAAATAACATCGTAAAAAGTTTGGGATTAAGTTCACCTTTCATAACTTTTAAACTTAAGAATTCAAACTTAACGGCTAACAACTATGAGGAATTTTTGAGAGTAAGTTCAAATGATGGAACGGGTAGAAATTATCAACAATTCGTGAGAGATTTCTATGTGACCCCATACCTCAAAGCTGTTACCGAAAACCCATTTAGTATTTTATCTATAACAGATTTAGGATTAGAACCACAGTATTCTGTTCAGTCACAAGACGCATTAAATCAAATTGTTAATGGGACGATAAATACCCCTCTCATAATAGATACCTATCCATTCACAAACTCCAAATGGGTTTCTGAAAAAATGGTTAATGGAGCATCGGCAACAAATAATACAATCTATAATACAAATAAGAGTTTGAAAGTTTTCGAAGATAGAAACACTATTTCAAATTTCACAAATCTATTTGATTACACGACAAACCGACCTGTAACGAATTTTTCTTACGAGACATTTACAAAACCTGAAATTTTAGCTCAAACAAATTCTCAATCTATACCACAAGAACTAAAAGATTTTTACATTAAAAGAGCTCCATCCAATTTCATATCAACGGAGGGATATTGTATACAAAATTCTCCAGCAAGAACTTTGGATACAAGATTGACAACTTCTATACTCAACACCCCTTATTTTATTAACGCAATACAAGAGGGGGTTCAGAAGGAAGCTAGTGGAAACGAATATCCATATGTAAGTGCGGCGTATCTTTTCTTGAGTTCTTTACCCGCCGCAACCCTAAAAGAAAAATATAAAACAAAAGGGATAACTTCAGACTTGGATTATATTGCTTCTTGTTTTAACAAGTATGCAGCCCTTCATAAAATGCCTTATGTATGGATTTTGAAACTCGGGGCAATTTGGCATAGATATAAAAACTATATTCAAAATAATAATGATATACTAACCAATAGTTGGAAAAATTTTGATTATGTTCAAAACTATGACCCCAAGACAAACTCCACAAGTAAAACATATACATTCAAAATACCGCAAAATTCAAACGACACTAACATTACTCTTGAGACAACAACACCAAACCAAATCTCAATTCAGGTTGGATTCTATCCGAAACTTATAAACGACTTCAATTATTTTTTGAATGGAACAAACCTATATAAAGATTACACTAATCAAGAAATTCAAAATTCGGTTAACAGTGGAATGTTGATTCACAATTTTAACGGCTCAAATATTAATTTGGCAAAACAAAATAACATTCCACTTAATTTGAACACTTGGTCAGTTTTAATCCCATCCGCCATACCAAACGCAAATACACAAACACCGGGTTGTGATGATAAAAATAATATTCAAACAGACAAAGAATATTTCATCATACCTTCTTTTGGTTGTAATTTGAATCAGACATCAGTCACTTGTATTCAGAATCCTACAACGCCAAGTGCCTCAACAATAGTCAATTTAACACAAAACCCATCCATGTATAATGGGAGTGTAAGAACTATGTGGGCATCACCAAACTTCGGATATTTTGATTCTGCATTTATCAAGAAACCTTCACCGGATTCATACATGACAAGATTTCTATCTAATGAAAACGATATATCACCACTTTATTTGGATGAGACTGATTCATATTCCAAGATAGAAGAAATTTTTTCAGTATTTGATAAAAATTCACTCGATATAATTGAAAAAGAGTTTTTGAATTTTTGTAAGCCAGCCACCAATATCTTTTACAACCCATCGGCTCCCGAATTCGACAGAACCTTATCACAACTTAATGGAGGATTAAGAAACTTCCAAAATATGATGAGGAATATTATGAAAATTTCTCCACCAAATAGTAATGAAGGGACAGGACAAATTTTCAATAAGGCTATAGGACAACAATTAGATAATTTCAGAAATCAAATGGTTTCGTTTTTCCAATATGATTTCTTATTAAGGAACGGAAACCCATCGAAATACTCAAGGAGAGTTTTTGATTCATACCTATCTCAAAACTCAAATAACCCAAGAGTTATAAACCCAATCACATTTCAACCTTATGTGGCAGGGACTCTCCCTGTCAAATCGGGGGCAATTACTTTGGCTCAATCCAAATTAAGGTTTCCAGCTGAATGGGTAACATTACAGACTGAAGTAGGTTTTTCTACAATTCCTGGTATAGAATATACTGACACAGGTTCTACAATCTTTGATTTCTTCATAGATAATAATATTGCATTCACTTCACCTAACATAATATTGTTATCACAATTAATCAAAATGTATGCAACCCAAAAAAATAATGGAACAATACGAAACGCCGAAGGATTCAAAACTTTACTGACAGAATACCTCAATCAGGAAGAAAACCTACAAAATTTGTTATTGGGACAAGTATTATCAAAAACCCAAAAAGAATTACCTAATCAATCACAACTTCCAGAGTCTGCAATTCAAAGTAGATTAGAGAGTCTTCAAGGTAAAGTTGAAATGTATGAAGTTTTCAAATCTCTCAATGACAAATGGATATCGGGGGCTGATTATACAACCAGAACTTTATTCGAAGACATCCTGTTTTTAGATAGGGCATCAAGAAATATTGGAGATACAATAATATTGGATGTTTTCGCAATCAAGAAAATGTTGAATAAAGACAAACTCAACGAGAACATGAGTGTCTACACATTGATTGCAGGAATGTTGATTGATAATAATTTCAATGTTATGCCATTACCTGCCTATGTTAACTTTTATAATGTTCAGCAGGCGGATGGTGTCTCAATACCAAATCCTGAAGGGTCACTTGAGTTTGCAGATAATCTTTGGGGGACATTTAATAATGTGGACTATAGAAACTCTGGTCCCAAGATGGTTTGTTTTTTTGTGGGTAAACCATCAGGACAGGTAAAACTACCTAAAGAGATTTCTCCTTATGGTGATGATTCTTTCGAGATGAGAAGAGCATCACAAAATCCCCTGATAGAAAATATTGAAGGGAAAAAAGATTATGCATTTTCTAACAAATGTGTTGGATTTAGTGTAGATGTCGGAATAAGAAACCAAAACATTTTCACACAGATGAATGTTTCTCAAGACAACGGTAAGGCAACTTCCGAAGCAATCCAAGCATATATGGACATGGTTAATAATGCGGGAGGAAGAAATACAGGAACACAGAATCAAAGTCTTTATAACCTATATAAAAACAGAAGTTATCAATGTGAGATAACATGTTTGGGAAATGCTCTTATACAGCCAACAATGTATTTCAACTTGAGGCATGTTCCCATGTTCAACGGACCATATTACATAACAGAAGTTTCTCACCAAATCAATCCTGGTAGTTTTGCAACAACATTCACAGGAACGAGACAATCTGTTTATGATTTACCGGCAATTGACAATTTCTTACAGAGTATCAATCAAAATCTTGTAAGTCAATTAGAAAGAATTATTGTTAATAAAGAGAACAAACAAAATCCTGTTGCTACCACAGACCAATCTAAAGCCAATCAAACAACAGGAACAGGAGGTCAAACTTCACCAGCAACTCCAAATAGTTGTGTTGGAAAGACTGCGGAAGCGTTCAATTCATGGGAACCAACCGTTCAAGAGACAAAGACTAGTATCACACCAACAGAATTTGTTAAGGTGTTGAAACAAAAAATACCAAGTAATGAAAGATTACAAACCATGATTTATTTGTTAAGTTATGTGAGAACCTTCAACACGGACAGATTCCAAGCCTTGGATTATAACTTAGCCCTTTTAGACCTAACAAAGAATTTACCAAACACCCAAAATGTTGCTGGAAGATTTTATTTCTGTCAAAATGTGACTCAAGCAAATGGAACAGAGGCAAAACCAATGATTATTTTTTCTAGCTTGGAAAAATATATAGACCACATGTCTGCAATATTAACTCAAAGAGTTAATCAATTCTACGATGATATTGTAAAATATTATGTTTTATATTTCCCAGTGAATACAGATATAACTAGTGAATGGTGGGACAAAAACAAAGATACAGACCCTGCAGTCCAAACTTACAAAAAATCGTTTGATGAAGCAAAGAAAAGTGCCGAAATTATGGGATTGAAAGTTGATTTCTCTGTTACCCCACAACCTGTAACTCAACAAACAACAATTACACTCCCTGTATGTCCACCAACTGTAATCACAAAGTTTTCACCTCAATCCGGAACAACTGGTACTATCGTAACTTTAGAAGGTGACAACTTGCAATTTGTTAGAAATATCTCAATAGTCTATAACAACTTAACTCAAGATGCCGACAAGAGGTCTTTCCAATTTATAAGTAATAATAAGATTAAGTTCTCAATTCCTTCAATAAATGTAACAACACAAACAAATAGCACAATTACAATAACCTCTTCAACATCCACCACTCCAATTTCAGTAACTCCTCCTTTCGTATTTAATCCATAACGATATATTTATAATAAAACAATTTATGAGTTTAAAAACTATTTTGGACAATTATCTTGGTAAGAATACAAGATTCACTGAACAAGACAACGGGGATGGGAGTAAAGAGGTTTGTGATTTGGACACAGGAGAATGTTATGTAGTCAGAGAAAGAGATGGTCTAATCGAAAGAGCAGGTCACCAAGTTTATTCAAATAGAAGAGTAAAAGTTGAAACCGCTAAAGGTATAAAACAATTAATAAACGGATAAAGATGAGTATTGATTACAAAATATTAAGTGAAATTGAAAGATACAAAAGTATCAACAAATATATAACGGAACAAGCGGCACCTCCACCGCCAGCACTTGGTGATGAACCAATTCCAGGTGGTGAAGCGGGAGCACCTCCACCAGCAGGAGCCCCTGCACCTGGCGGAGCACCAACTGCACCTACATCTGAACCAATAGATGTAGAGGCAGACCCTGATGTAGAAAAAATCGATGACGAGGGAAAGTCAGAAGAAAAAGGTGGTAAAGATGAAGAAACAGAGGAGTTAGATATAACTGACCTTGTAGACTCACAAAAAAACATCGAATCCAAACAAGAAGAGTATTTTGAAAATTTATTCAACCAAATCAGTAACTTGGAAGGTAAGTTGAAAGAGATGGATTCTATCATGAATAAGTTGAATACTATCGAAAACAAAATTGAGAAGTATAGAGAAAAAACACCTCAAGAAAAATTAGAGTTGAGGTCTTTTGATTCATATCCATACAATCAAAAACTTTCAGATTTCTTTACTGATAAGAAAGAAGAGATGGAAAAAACAGGTAAGAGAGATTATGTTCTTACTTCAGATGAGGTTACAGATATTAATGTGGCTGACATCAAGAACTCTTTCCAACCAGGAAATGAAAATCCTGATTCGTTTGATTTCAGAAGAAGATAAAAATGAAATCAATTTATACAAAGACCACTTTTGTGGTCTTTTTTATTTGACATAAAGGGTAAACCCAATTATATTTAATAAACAATCTAAATTTAAAAAAAATGAGTAATGTATTAGACGCCGTATTGGCACAGTATGAAAAAAACCAACAAGGGGGCGGGGCCCAATCGAAAATGTCGCAAGACGAAAGAATGAAAAAGTATTTTGCACTTATCCTTGGCGATAAGGAAAAATCAGGTCAGAGAAGAGTAAGAATCCTTCCTACCACAGATGGTTCCTCACCATTCAAAGAGGCTTGGTATCACGAAATCCAAGTGGGTGGTCAATGGCAGAAATTCTATGACCCAGGAAAAAATGACAATGAGCGTTCACCTCTTAACGAAGTATACGAAGAGTTGATGTCTACAGGTAAAGATTCAGACAAAGAACTTGCAAAACAATATAAATCTCGTAAGTTTTATATTGTCAAGGTTATCGACCGTGATAACGAACAAGACGGTCCAAAGTTCTGGCGTTTCAAACACAATTATAAGAACGAGGGAATCCTTGATAAGATTATCCCAATTTGGAGAAACAAAGGTGATATTACTGACCCTGAAAAAGGTCGTGACCTTATCATCGAACTTGCTAAATCCAAAACTCCAAAAGGGAAAGAGTATACAACTGTTTCAGCAATTATGTATGATGACCCAACCCCTGTGTCTGAAGACAAGGACTTGGCCAAAGCATGGACAAACGATGAGTTGAGTTGGACTGATGTATATTCTAAAAAACCTGTGGAGTATCTTGAGGCAATCGCACAAGGTAAAACACCAAAGTGGGATAACGAAAAGGGTGGATATGTTTATGGTGATGATGAAGTTTTTGAAACATCTATGGGTGGTTCAAAATCCAAATCAATCGTTGACCCACAAGCAGACTCTGACGCAGATTCCGATTTACCATTCTAATTTATAACAAAGGGCGGTCCAAGGCCGCCCTTAACTTTTTATATGAGTTTCATTTTAAAAAAACAAGCAACGAAGATTTTTGAATCTGTAACTTATCAATTTACTGTTATGGATGAAAACAACAATGAGTTTGAATTGAGAAAAACTGAAGATAGTAATGGGGAGGAATACACCATATATCAAAATGGAACTTGGTCTGAATATTATCCAAAAATGGAATTAATTGAATTTATCGATTCCGAAATAGAATTTTAATTATGGCAATCAAGAAAAACGATTTTAGTAACCTTAAGAAGAAGTTTTCAACTTCTGCGAAATATAAACCCCAAAGATTCTTGGACTTGGGTTCCGACTTCTTGGATGCGGTAGGATTACCTGGTCCAGCAATCGGACACATTAATATGTTCTTGGGTCACTCCGATACAGGTAAAACAACTGCGGCAATCAAAGCGGCTGTGGATGCGCAGAAAAAAGAAATACTTCCTGTATTCATCATTACCGAGCAAAAGTGGAGTTTTGACCACGCAAAACTTATGGGTTTCCAATGTGAAGAAGTTACTGACAAAGAAACAGGTGAGATGGATTGGGATGGGTTTTTCTTATTTAATAACAATTTCAGTTATATCGAACAAATCACCGATTATATCAATGAACTCCTTGACGCACAAGAAAAGGGTGAGTTAAACTACAGCTTGTGTTTTATTTGGGATTCCGTTGGTTCAGTTCCTTGTAAAATGACTTATGAGGGTAAAGGTGGTAAACAACATAATGCTTCTGTATTGTCTGATAAAATCGGAATGGGTATCAACCAAAGAATTTCAGGTTCGAGAAAGGCAGATACAGAATATGAAAATACTCTAATTATTATAAATCAGCCTTGGGTTGAACTTCCCGATAATCCATTCGGTCAACCAAAAATTAAGGCGAAAGGTGGAGAATCTGTTTGGTTAAATTCATCTTTAGTATTCTTATTTGGTAACCAAAAAGGAGCGGGAACTACGAAAATTACCGCGACAAAAGATAAGCGTTCTGTTAAGTTTGCCGTTAGAAGTAAAATATCCGTCATGAAAAATCACATTAACGGATTAGGGTTCGATGATGGAAAAATTATTGTAACACCTCACGGATTTTTGGCGGGTAAAGATTCAGCTGAAGAAAAGGCATCTATCGAAACCTACAAAAAAGAATACGCTGACTATTGGAAAGATATCATTGGAGCGGCTGGTGATTTTACATTGACTGAAGAAAAAGAAGATTGATTCACCACTAAATAGATTATGTGACAAAGACATTGTTGGTAGATGGGGATAACCTATTTAAAATTGGATTTCATGGTGTCAAAGATTTGTATGATGCCAACAATCACATTGGTGGGATTTACCATTTCATTAATACTTTGAGGAAGTTTCTCGAAGAACATAATCATGATAGGGTGGTTGTTTTTTGGGACGGAGATTCAAATTCATCCATAAGAAAATCCTTGTATCCTCAATATAAAGGGAATCGTCGTCAGGACATGAATGAATACAAATATGAATCTTACTTACAACAGAAGGCAAGAGTTAAGATGTATTTGGAAGAAGTTTTTGTTAGACAAGTTGAAATGCATGATAATGAGGCCGATGACTTAATTGCTGAATATTGCAAAACATCTCACAACGAGAAGATTATTATTTTTTCCGCAGATAAAGACCTCACCCAACTTATATCAGAAAATGTAACCATCTATTCGCCCGTATCTAAAAGATACTTCAAGATGGGAGATAAAATTACCATCAATAAGGTGGACATACCTCACCAAAATGTTTTATTGTGTAAAATTTTCACAGGTGATAAATCTGATAATATTGATGGTATCGAGGGATTAGGTGAAAAAACTTTGGTAAAATTATTCCCCCAAGTGCAGGATAAATCATGCACTGTCCAAGATATCCTTGATAATGCACGAAATATCGAGCAAAAGAAACTACCAAAATCCTTACAAAATATTTTGACGGGACGGACAAAAAATGGTATACTTGGAGAAGAGTTTTATAAGTTAAATAAAAAAATTGTTGACCTTCAAAATCCTCTGATAACCGATGAAGGTAAAGAACTTGTAAAACAGATTCAAACCGATACCATTGACCCAACAGACAGAGGATATAAAAATTTAATGAGAATGATGATGGAAGATGGTTTATTTAAGTATCTTCCGAAAAATGATGAGGCTTGGGTAAATTTCCTAAAACCTTTCATGAAACTAACAAGAAAAGAAAAGAGAAACATCAAATAAAAACTAAACTATGAAAGAACAAGACAGCACAAAAATGGAATTTCTTTTGACACTAAACGACAATATCGTAGTCCAAAGATTTTTCAATGTGAAGGGTTTCAACCCTCAAGCAAAAAACTCAATGGAGTTTTATGATTTCATCAAGAGACTAAAGGAATCTCTCCAATATGCTCTCAAAATGAAAACAGTTATCTACATGATTGATAACAAAGAAGCAATCATGGATGACCCCAAAATCATGGAAACATCTCAAACAGATGGTCCTGAAATCTTTAACATCTTCGTAAAAGTTGGTGATGAGACAATTTGTCATAGAATTTTCGACGGAAAATTATTTCCACCAAAAGTTCGTTATACAGTTGATGTAAGACCATTTTTGAAAGAAGTGTTGAAAGAACTCACTGACATTTTTTCCGAAAAGGATTTATCTTACGATTATCTTGAATTTGACTTGAGAGACTGAATATTTAAATAAATAGAGGGGTTTAGTATGAATAAAAATTTTGATTATTTAGGTAACACATTTCAGATACAGTTACTTAATCAAATTATAGAGGATAAAGATTTTTCATCATCAATCATTGATGTAATTGAACCCTCGTATTTCGACAACAAATATTTCAAAATCATTCTACAAATGATTAAGGAGTATTATAAGAAGTATGAATCTTGCCCCAACTTTGAGACTTTGGAACAAATCTCCAAGTCTGAGATTTCTCAAGAACTTGTCTTGAAGATTGTTTTGGACACTCTGAAACAAGTTAAAGATGCACCATTTGAAGGAACCTCATTTGTCCAAGAAAAGGCTCTGAAGTTTTGTAAACAACAAGAACTTCAAAAGGCAATGGACAAAGCTCAGAAAATTATTACTGAAGGTGATTTCGAATCCTACGATAAGGTTGAAGGTTTGGTAAGAGATGCTCTACAAGTAGGTGAAATAGAAAAAAATGTGACAGACATTTTCACAGGACTTGATACCGTTTTGGAAGAAGATTACAGACATCCTATTCCAATGGGTATTCCAGGAATTGACAAACTTCTCAAGGGAGGATTGGCTAAAGGTGAAATCGGAGTAATCCTGGCACCAACGGGAGTAGGTAAGACAACAATCTTGACAAAGATAGCGAATACAGCCTTCAATCTTGGATATAATGTTCTTCAGATATTCTTTGAGGATAACCCCAAAATCATTCAAAGAAAGCATTTCACTATTTGGACAGGAATTGCTCCCGACGAATTGTCTAACCACAGAGAGGAAGTCATGGGAAAGATAACCGAGATTAAAGAAACAATGCATAACAAACTTGTTTTGAAAAAATTGGCATCTGATTCTATGACAATGAATCAAATCAAAAACCAAGTCAGAAAGATGATTGCTGAAGGAAATAAAATTGATTTGATTATGTTGGACTATATCGATTGTATCCTTCCTGAAAGTAGTAGTAAGGATGAGTGGAAGGCGGAAGGTTCTGTGATGAGAGCATTCGAAGCTATGTGTCATGAGTTGAACATAGTTGGCTGGACCGCCACACAAGGTAATAGGTCCTCAATATCGTCCGAAGTTGTAACGACTGACCAAATGGGTGGTTCAATCAAAAAGGCTCAGGTTGGTCACGTAATCATCACTGTGGCAAAGACCCTCCAACAAAAGGAAATGAACTTAGCCACAATCGCAATTACCAAGTCAAGATTAGGTAAAGATGGTGTTGTATTCGAAAACTGCAAATTCAACAACGAGTTGTTAGAAATAGATACAGAATCTTCAATTACATTCTTGGGATTTGAAGAACAACAAGAAGAAAGAAAAAGAGATAGAGTTAAAGAACTTTTGGAAAAGAGAAAACAAAGAGAACAAACCCAAAAAACAAATTAATTAAATATCTACTTTTTTAGAAAAAAACTTATTTTTTTAACCAAATTTAATGGTCGGTTTTAAGCCGACCATATATTTAATAATAAAATCGACGATTTTTTTAATAAAAATTAATTCCCTAAAAATTTAAAAAATGGACATTTCGAACAGAATACTCTCGGACATTACAGTGTATATGAAATACGCAAAATACATGCCAGAGTTGAAGAGAAGAGAAACGTGGCAAGAGTTAGTCACAAGAAACATGGAGATGCATATCAAAAAGTATCCCCAATTAGAACAAGAAATTCGTGAGAACTACAAGTATGTTTACAAGAAACAAGTATTACCTTCAATGAGGTCAATGCAGTTTGCTGGTAAACCAATTGAAATCTCACCCAATAGAATTTACAACTGTGCATATGCACCTGTTGATGATTGGAGAGTTTTTTCTGAAATCATGTTCTTATTACTCGGTGGAACTGGGGTAGGATATTCTGTTCAGAAACATCATGTTGACCAACTTCCTGAAATCAGAAAACCAAGTAGAGATAGAGGTAGAAGATGGTTGGTTGCTGACTCAATCGAAGGATGGGCTGACGCTGTAAAAGTTTTAGTTAAAACTTATTTTTATGGTGGTTCACACATAATTTTCGATTTCAGTGACATCAGACCAAAAGGGGCAAGACTTGTTACTTCAGGTGGAAAAGCTCCTGGTCCTCAACCACTTAAAGAATGTTTGATAAAACTTGAAGGTATCTTGGAATCAAAACAAGATGGTGAAAAATTAAAACCAATCGAAGTTCACGACATGGTTTGTCACATCGCAGACGCAGTCCTCGCGGGTGGTATCAGAAGAGCGGCTCTTATTTCATTATTCTCTGCAACTGATGAGGAAATGATTGGTTGTAAGAGTGGTTCTTGGTGGGAAACAAATCCACAAAGAGGAAGAAGTAATAACTCAGCGGTTCTCATGAGACACAAAATCACCAAAGATTATTTCATGGACCTTTGGAAAAGAATTGAAGCAAGTGGAGCGGGAGAACCTGGAATCTACTTGAGTAACGACAAAGATTGGGGGACTAACCCTTGTTGCGAAATTGCTTTGAGACCTTTCCAATTCTGCAATCTAACAGAGGTAAACGTATCGAATGTTGTCTCTCAAGAAGACTACGAAGACCGAGTAAAGGCGGCTTCTTTCATAGGAACACTTCAAGCAGGATATACTAATTTCCATTACTTGAGACCTATTTGGCAAAGAACAACCGAAAAAGATGCATTGATTGGTATCTCGATGACGGGAATCGGTTCAGGGGCAGTTCTTGGTTTGAATATGAAATCTGCTGGAAAAGTTGTAAAAGAAGAAAACAAAAGAGTTGCTGAATTATTGAAAATTAATCCAGCAGCAAGAACAACAACTGTTAAACCCGCAGGAACTACATCCCTTACATTAGGAACATCAAGTGGTATCCACGCATGGCATAACGATTATTATATCAGAAGAATTAGAGTTGGTAAAAATGAGGCAATATATTCCTATCTTGCAACAAACCATCCCGAGTTAGTTGAAGATGAATACTTTAGACCTCACGATACTGCAGTAATCGGAATCCCACAGAAAGCACCTGAAGGGTCTATCTTGAGAAATGAATCACCAATTCAACTTTTAGAAAGAGTTAAGAAGGTTCAACAAGAATGGATTAAACCAGGACATAGAAGTGGTTCAAATGCACATAATGTTTCTGCTACGGTTTCAATTAGAGAACATGAGTGGCCTGCAGTTGGTGAATGGATGTGGGAAAACAAAGAATACTATAACGGTCTTTCGGTTCTTCCGTATGATGGAGGAACATATATCCAAGCTCCTTTCTCTGATTGCACAAAAGAAGAATATGAGAAATTGATGGAGACATTACATGAAGTCGATTTATCAAAAATTGTAGAATTAGATGATGATACAGATTTGAGTGGTGAATTGGCTTGTAGTGGAGCGGGATGCGTACTTGTATAAAAATTTCAAAATCTAAAATAAAGGGGACCATGTTGTCCCCTTTTTTTCATTTCACAACAACCACATATTTATTATAAAAAAGATTGTGAAATGAAAAAAATAGATATTAAAGGAAAAAGATTTGGAATGTTGACAGTAATAGGAGAACCTGAAAAAAATACTAATAATCATAACATGTACTTGTGTAGATGTGATTGTGGAAATGAAAAAAAAATATATGGCACACATTTAAGGTCAGGTAAAACAATATCTTGTGGTTGTAAAAACAAGTTAAAAGGAATATGTAGTGATTTTTGGTATAACATAATAAAAGGAAGTTTAAGAGTTAGAACTAGTAGAAATAAATTGGAGGTCAACATTACTAAAGAGTATATTTACAATTTGTTTTTAGAACAAGAAGGAAAATGTAAGTTAAGCGGACTTCCAATTACCCTACCGAAAAGATGGAGAGAAAGGAAATTTACTGCATCACTAGACAGAATTGATAGTTCAAAAGGGTATGTTGTTGGTAATGTTCAATGGGTTCACAAACACGTGAATGTTATGAAGAACATCTACCCACAAGATATGTTTTTATATATTTGTAATTTAGTGTCACAAAATAATAAAACAAACAAATTACCAATAGATAATATTGATGAATTCAAATTTGGCCTGAATGAAAAATATAGAAAACACTAAAGAAAAACAACCTAAACTTCTCCCCTCTGATTTTTATATTGAAAATGGAAGAAAAGTAATGACCGAAGAGTATCACCTTCGTCGAGGGACTTGTTGTGGTTCGGGATGTCGTCATTGTCCTTACGAACCCAAAGCTCAAAAGGGTAACACTACAATAAAAAAATAAACCAAGTATATTTATGTCTATATGGCAGAAGGTATCACATATGGTTTAAATTTCCCATTTCAAGATTCTGTAAGAGGGGACTATCTTCAACTCACCGAATTTGAATCTCAACAAATAAGGTCAGATTTAATCCATTTACTATTAACAAGAAAAGGGTCGAGATACTTTTTACCAGATTTTGGTACTAGATTATATGAGTTTATATTCGAACCTTTAGATGGATTAACATTTGATTCTATTGAGGCAGATATAAGAGATTCCGTCCAAAGATACATGCCAAACCTTCTTATAAATCAAATAACAATAGAACCTTTGAATCTTGAAGAAGAGGCAGGATATTCAACAAATTTAGATAATGCAGACACAGGAAGACTTTATGACATTTATAGAGTTCCTGGTAAAGGGACAAGTGAATACACTGCAAAAATCAAAATAGATTATTCCACCACTAAACAAACATTTGCTCAAAGCGATTTTGTAATTATCAATATTTAAATTAGATGGCAAATCGTCAAATATCTTATACTACCCGTGATTTCCAAGCATTAAGAACAGAGTTACAAAACTATGTTAGAACTTATTATCCCGATTTAATTCAGGATTTTAATGATGCCTCCGTGTTTTCTGTTTTCTTGGATTTGAACGCTGCAATCGGAGACAACTTGAACTATCAAATCGATAGAAGTATTCAGGAAACCGTCTTACAATATGCCCAACAGAAATCATCCATTTACAATATTGCCAGAACTTATGGTCTGAAAATACCGGGTCAAAGACCATCAGTTGCATTAGTGGACTTTTCAATTACAGTTCCAGCGTTTGGAGATAAAGAAGATGAAAGATATCTTGGGATTCTACAAAGGGGTTCTCAAATAATAGGGGCGGGAATAGTTTTCGAGAATGTAAATGACATCGATTTTTCCTCACCATATAATTCATTAGGAGAATTAAATAGATTGAAGATTCCGAACTTTAACGCTAACGGAACTTTGGTCAATTACACAATTACCAAAAGAGAAATTGTTGTCAACGGAATAACTAAAGTTTTCAAAAGAGTTATTACACCAAATGATGTTAGACCTTTCTTTGAATTATTTTTACCTGAAAAGAATGTTTTAGGTATTACAAGTGTGTTATTAAAGAATGGAACAAGCTATACAAATGTGCCTACTACATCAGAATTTTTAGGGGTGGCTAATAGATGGTATGAAGTTGATGCTTTAGCGGAAGATAGAATTTTTGTTGAAGACCCAACAAAAGTTTCAGACCAACCTGGTGTAAAAGTCGGTAGATATATTCAAACACAAAATCGTTTCATTTCTGAATTTACAGCCGAAGGTTTTAAGAAATTGACTTTTGGAGGAGGAACAAATACCGCACAAGATGCTTTAGACCAATTTACTACGTTGGGAACTACTTTAGATATACAAAAATATTCAAATAATATTTCTTTGGGTGCAACACTCTCACCGAATTCAACGTTGTTTATACAATACAGAGTTGGTGGTGGATTAGCAACAAATTTAGGAACCAACGTTATAAATCAAGTCGGAACAATATCTTTCTTTGTCAACGGTCCATCGGAAAACACAAACTCATCAGTTGTAAACTCATTGAGGTGTACTAATGTAACTGCAGCAATTGGAGGTGCGGGAGTTCCATCAATTGAAGAAGTAAGAAATTATGTATCCTTCAATTTCTCGGCCCAAAAGAGAGCAGTAACCGTTCAGGATTATGAGGCGATTATAAGAAATATGCCATCACAATTTGGAGCACCCGCAAAAGTATCAGTTACTGAAAATGATAACAAAATACTTATCCAAATTCTCTCTTATGATTCTTCAGGAAAGCTGTCCAATATAGTATCAAACACCTTGAAACAAAATATTGCAAATTATTTGTCAAATTATAGAATGATGAATGATTATATCTCAATATTCAGTGCTCAAGTAATCGACTTAAGTGTAGATATTTCTTTAATTTTGGATTCGGCTCAAAACTCGGGTCAAGTAATCACAGATGTGATTAATAGAATTTCTTCTTTCTTCAATCCACAAATAAGACAACTTGGTCAGAATGTTAACTTGTCGGAGTTGAAAAGCATAATTCAAAATCAAAATGGAGTCTTGAGTGTTGCTAATTTGGAGATTTACAACGAGGTAGGTGGTCAATATTCATCATCGGAAACTTCAATGCAATATGCAGATGAAGAAACAAAGTTAATCAAACCTGTAGACGACACAATATTTGCACAACCAAATCAGGTTTATCAAATAAGATATCCGAATAAGGATATTAGAGTATCTGTTAAGAACTTCCAATCTACAACATTCTCCTAACTTATTTATTTATTACATTAAGAACTTATAATTTAATGGCGTGGGTTTGGTAAAAATTACGCATTAACTATTTATAACAAAAGGTCTTAATGGGGAATTCCTATAGAATTAGAACGGAACTAGGTGTAAACAAGACAATAAATGTAAACCTTGAACAAGATTTCGAATTTTTAGAAATTCTATCTTTACAACTATTACAAGAAGACATTTATATTAGGGCATGTTCTGATTACGGAGTATTAGTCGGTAGAGTCACTGCTAATAATGGTCTCGGGATACCAAATGCGAGAGTCTCGGTATTCATTCCTATAGAGATATTAGACGAATCCAATCCCATTATATCGAGCATTTATCCTTATAAATCTCCGACCGATATTAATGAAGATGGTTTTAGATATAATCTTCTACCATACGAAAAGTCCTATTCAACTCACTCAGCAACAGGAACCCTGCCAACTCGTTTGGATGTTCTAACAGGAAATACAGCGATTGAAATTTACGACAAATATTATAAGTTCACCGCAAAAACAAACGAAAGTGGTGACTATATGATTATGGGAGTTCCGTTAGGTGAACAAACAATTGTGATGGATGTTGACTTATCCGATATTGGTGAGTTTTCATTGACTCCGCAAGATTTAATAAGAATGGGTTTAGCAACAGAAGCTCAAGTTGCTGGTAATAGATTTAGAACCTCATCAGACTTAAGTTCCTTACCGCAAATTGTTAATAACACAAAAGTGGTTGATATTGTCCCTTTGTGGGGTGACCCAACTCTTTGTGATATTGCAATCAACAGATTAGATTTCGATTTAAGAGATGATGCAAATATTGACATACAACCTACGGCTGTTTTCATGGGTTCTATGTTTTCAACTCCTGAAAAATATAGGTTAAGGCCACCAACTACGGTTGGGGGTTTCTCTGTTGGTGGATGTAAACCAAGAGATGATATGGGAAATCTCTGTGATTTACAAGCGGGGCCAGGACAAATATTAGCAATAAGACAGACTATTCAACAAGATTCAGATGGAAATCCAATATTGGAACAATATGAATTAGAACAGAATGGAAATGTTATCGATGGTAACGGTACTTGGTTAGTTGAAATGCCAATGAATTTGGACTATTATGTGACAAATGAGTTCGGGGAAAAAGTATTGTCGAATGACCCTACAATAGGAATACCAACTAAAGCAAAGTATAGATTCAAAATAAAATGGCAACAACCCAACACTTTGACTGAACAAACTAGAAGACCATATTATCTAGTACCTAATGTAAGGGAGTTTGGTTGGACAGGTAGTACTACAGACCCGAATACAACTTCAGTGAGCCAACAACAAAAAGACCAATTACAAAGCTCATATTATTTCGGATTAGATTGGAGTGGATACACAAAGGGAATAACAAATAATTCCTTAAAAAACAGAAAACTCAATGAAATTATAGATTGTCAAGACACATTTTTCCAATTTGATTTTAATAGGGTTTACACAGTTGCGAGTCTAATTGACCAATACAAAAAAGGTAATAATCGAGGAAGATTTATAGGTGTCAAAGAGATTGATGATGATGAATGTGCAACCACTGTGAATAAGTTTCCCGTAAATGACGGTGTTAGAAACTTCGATTTAATTTACTTTCTTTTTTCTATACTTTTTACATTTGTACAACTCATAGGGACTCCCTTAATCATAATTTTTCACATTGTTGCATTCTTGTGGAATAACTTTGCCACAGTTTTACTACCAATTTTAATTGGTTTATTTTCATTTTTGGCTTACAATGCTTTTGCCGAAGCCGCAGCAAGTTTCCCTGCTTTAGGTTTGATTATACCCGCAGTAGCAAGAGGAATCTTTCTCATTATTCTTGTAATTCTTATGATTAAGAATTTTAGTACAATAACCAGAAAGAAGTTTGGGAGGATAAAATTTGGTATGATAACATATCCTGATTGTGAATCATGTGAATGTCCCCCTGACGTACTTTCAGATGAGGGAGGTTCTACTCCTTCGGGTATTCTTACACCATTTGCAAGTAACGGATTATATTTTGAAAGAATAAAACCTCAAATTGGAGGTTTAGTACCGAATGCAGATTCTGAAGAGCATGACATTTATGCAAATTCATGGGCAATTGCTATGGGAACTAGAGACGGGGACAAAACTCAAAACTCTGTCTATAAAAGCACGGAAACTACTGAATATAGATTGATTGAGGGTAACAATAAATATTTTGCGGTTTCATTTGACGTTCCGATGGGAGAACGAATCAATCTATTCAATTTGAGAAGTTCATACTTCAACAACTTGAATAAAATAAGTGTAAGTTTCGACTATAAACAGAATAACTCACAACATTTTGATAACACGTTAACCGTAATAACAAACCGAACATTCGACTCAGGGACAATATTAACTTTCGTAAGTCCTGAAACAACACAAGATGAGAATTACTTATTTGTGTCCGCAACAACAGAGTTCGGAGAAGTTCAAGGAATTACAGGAACTCCATTGAACCCTTCACAAAGTGTCTTAACTGTTAATTATGCAACTTCACAATCAGTAAACAGCCAAGTCACTTATACTTTGAATACAGGTTCGACAATCTCAAGATGTAAGTTTCCCGCCGACCTTGAATACTACCAAGTGATAACGGGTATTACAATAAGTGAAGCATCGAAAATTTGGAACCCTAATTCAAGTAATACAATACCCAATATATTAACATCATCAACTTTAATTCATTACAATGAAAAAAGGGGTGGATGGGGTAGGTGGCAAGACGTAAGTTTCAAAACTCAAAATGTTTTCGAAGATTTTGATAGTCAATACATACTAATATTACAACGTGGGGTGGACCCCTATTCTCCAAAATTTGATAATAAATTTGGAATAGGAAGAATTTTAGGATTAACTAATCCAAATGATTTTGTAATTACAGCGTCTACAAGAATTAATTTTCCAATTCGAGCGGTTACGAGCTCATCTATATCAGTACAAAATCACACCGTTCAATCCGAAATATTCAATCAGTCCCATTTCTTCGTTGCTGGTATCGGATATTCCTCATATACTACCTCAAATGTTGGTTATTATGGTAAATTAGATGCTCAAAATTTAGTTAGTAGGACAGTTCGAAATGGAAACAGAGTACAATCAAGTCAGTTTAACTTAGCGTATACCTCATCTAGTAATACTCCACAAAAATATTCGGCGTCAGAAGATTTATCTGGTGGTGATTATTATTTTATGAATGCAACAGATGGTGAAAGGTCGAAACCTAGTGAAATCAATTCAATTTATTATTCCCCGAGTTTACTACCACAATTTACCGCATCTCCACTTAACATGGTCACAAAAACCTTGAATGTTATGAGAACTGATAGGTTACCATCATCTGATTATTTGGACAGTTCTGCGTGGACTTATCAACCTGCTCTTTTACAACAAAATATTGGTTTTGCGACATACGTCATAAATGCGGATGATGATAATATTAGTTCCGAGGCTTATGGGAGTGGTGCAAGCACCGTAACTCCTGACTTGGAAAACCAAGTAGCCAGTACGAATGTAATTGAAACTTTGGGTGACTGTCAGAAAATGGTAGGTCTCACTTGTTACAGCGGAAATGGTGTAACTTTCGGAATAAAGGAAAATTGTCAGAGTGAAGATAGAATAGAAAATGGATGTTATATATTCATGGAAAGACCATTACGTGATATTGGAAAAGATATAAGGTCATTTGCAGAGTGGAGTTTCAGATTCAGATTTTTTTATGGGTTATGTCGAGGAGTTTTGGGACAAACCTTCACAAATAATTGGGTTAATGGAACTTTATACGCATTTCCAATTCAAGTTAATACATATTTTGACAAAAAAAACCAACCGTTACCTCCTATCTTCTGTAAAGATTTGGTGTATTTTGATTCTAGCTCAAATAATTTTTATTATAGAAGTTCCCCATATTTGAGTGGAAGCACTAAACCTTTTATTGGAATACCGGCACCACAGCCGCAAGACCCAAAAAATCTATTAAATAAAAGAAATCTCTTGTTCCCAACAACAATTGCAAATCTCGGAATGAAAGATTCCTTTTATAATGAAATAGTTTTAGACCCAAGTGTTGGTGGATATATCATGAGAGGCTTAGATTCGACAAGTTATGGAGACACATCGGATTTGGTAAATTTATTTGTTATTTCTAGAATAACAGATGAAAAATTCATGCAACAATTATTTGCAGTTCTCAATAAAAATAATTCATTGGACCAATTATTTTCTAGACCTGAAAAAAGAGTTGATGGGGACTTGGCTCAATTGATGTCTATAAATTCGGAAATTGGAGTCATAAAATTTTCACCAGAGTTTTATCAATCATCAGGTTTACCTGGTGACCCAGTCACTATACTAGCACCACAAGGGAATCTAAAATATCCGACTATGGCCGTATGGTTTTCTTCAACGACCCAAGATTTACAATTCAAAGACTTTATGAGTCCAGGAAGAATTGATTTCAGAAGTGCAAACGGAACACTTTTTCCATTCAATTATGGGATTAAATCACAAATCGTTCCCATGTATAAGTGGCAATCAAAATTTGCGGCACAAAGTGTTCAAGGGGTAATTTTTGGAAGTGAACTAAATAATTGGGCTACTGACTTAAGCGACATTGTTCAGGGAAGACTATATCAAGGTTTGGATAGATTGACGAGTGCAGACCCAACATATTTTTATAGTACCACTTCCCCAACGAATACTGATATATACCAAAGAGGTTATATTTTTAGTGTTGACTCACAAGGAAATTATACAACAATAGGAGCACCAAAGAATCCATTTATAGTTGGGGCACCGAACCATTTTTATTTCGGATTAATAAAAGGGGAATCTGCTTTAGATAAATTTAAAACAAAGTATCTGCCAAATGAATAACGTTACTTTGATTCCAAGTAGATTGAGATATGCTGCCGCTCCAGCTACTGACCAAGATTTGGATATCACTTTGAATCAAACTCAACAGTTAATGAATGAGTATGCGAGAAACTCAACTATCAGTTTGGCTCAAGTTTATGATAATGAAAGACAAGGTTGCACTGTTTTCAGACCTACTTTTAAGGTTACCTATCTATATGGAAATGAAATAACAGGGACAACTACTTATTTGCCATTTCAGTATAATTTGTATTATGTTGATGCGGTTGAATCCAAAAACTCTAACATTTGGAAAGGGTTTCCACAGTTCTATGAATTTGATTTTTACAGGTCTGATTTCAGAGATGGTCATTTGGATTACACCGCTAAAAGTGCTTATACCTACAATTGGACATACTATTTAAGTTACCCATTTGAGAATAGTCCAAATCAAAAATTATTTACTTCAATCTATTCTATTGGTAGTTGGTTGGCAAAAGATGGAATTCCATTTGTTATAAATAACACACAAATAAATGGAAATAGTGTCATCTCTTTCGAATGTATTGCACCGCACGGGTTAATAGTTGGAGAGTTTGTAGAGACATCATTTTCATATAACGGTGCGAATTTGTTCGAGGTTTATTCTTTAGGAAATGGATTGGTTGATAGTGATGAATATGTGTTCAACATCCAGAATGTTGGATTTACTGGAAGAACTTTTCTAAATGGGTCTACAGGAACATTCAAGAGGGTCATAAATCCTGATAATTTACTAGAAACGACCTCCAAATATTATGTAAGAAAACACAAAATATTGACTGATGTAAATGATATGATTGTTACGAAATCAGGATTTGAAAAAAATGTTTTCCTTGAGCAGAAAAAGTTAGAATATAGCTCTATAACACCAAATAATACAACAAGAGTTGTCCAAAAAACGAGCTCCAACGCCTACAATTTTACTTTAAAATACGATTTAAATTTAGAGGGAATTTTGGATAATCAAAAAAGACCCCTATCACAACTTTTCTTAACAATAATTTCGAAAGGGTATACGGGATATTTTAATGAACCATCTAATGGAATTGGAATTAAACAAGGTTGGGGATTCAATATAGCGAAAAGTGCCGATACTTGGTGGTCACAAACAAATTTTGATTCCAATACTAATATTCCTCTTTCGTCATACACCAAAACTAGTGGGGTTACTAAAACATTTTTCTATAGTTCAGATTTGAAAAAGGATGATTCGATTGACGGAGACTTTTGCGAATGGAATGATTACGAACAACTCGAAAGAGTTGTTTCACCCTATTTCCAAAAAATGAAATTTAATCAGAATGTTTTCTCAACAACTCCAACACCGAATCCAAATGCACCGGGTTATTACTATCGACCACATTTGGAAATGCAAATAAGAGTTTTTTCTGATTATATTGAGACGGGTGATGTGGAAAATGTGGATAATATCCCATCATATTCCTATTACTCAAAAACAGATAATCAATTCAGATGGAGAGATTTGTATACCTATGGTTTCAAAGATAATTTAGATAGAGGGGTTGATTATCCTTTTTTGAACTCAGCCCATTACCCTTATGAAAACGCGGTATTTAGATTGATACCTGAAGGCTCAAATTACAATGAGAGACTCACAGGAATAAACTTCCCTGTCAAACCATTAGTAGATGAGTGCGAATAGTTTTAAAATAGTTCCGAACGCTCAAGATAAATCCTTGACTATTCCTGTAGAATTAACATGGGATTATTTGGGTATTGACCAAAGTATAGAACTTTATGAGGAGCAGATTATTACAGAAGTAATTGGTGTCGGTAGAGATTTCGAAGTTTCTAGATTTGCTAATCAACCTTACACTGGTTTAACTAATGTTGTAACAGAGTTAAATTATGAATTTTTCTTTTTTTCGGGCACAGCATTAAGTTCACAAACAAATTGGCAAGTAAGTTATCTCGGTGAGGGATTTAGCCCTCAAGATGTATATTATTTCAATAATAATTTTGCTAACTCGTTTTTCAAATTAGACTTTTATGATTCAAGAGATGAGAAAAAACAAATTAATTATATAACCGCAATAATCCCAACACAACAGGGATTGAAGATGAATACAATGATGCAAAGAACTCCTGTCGAAATAAAAAAACCAAAGTTTGTTTTGGATTATGTTGGGGACAAGGAAGGTTTTTTTCTTTATTGGTTAAAGAAAAGAGAATTTTTAAATATAGATACATTCTATATGACCGCGAAGTTCTACAATGCCGAAACAGGTAGGTTTACAAAAATGATGAATAGGGGACAATATACTTTGACAGGTAGTCCTTATACTTTCGACGGACCAAGTTATTTTTATTATTATGTAAAATTCGACTACCCAACGCAAACATATCAGATACTTGATTACAATCTACAAAGGGTAGGTGCACCAACAACGCCCATAAAATGGTATGAATATGTTAATCCTCCTCTATGACAGATTATTATAACATTATAATATCACCTGAAACAATCAAGGGCGACTTAAAAGACTTCAACTATAACGGAACGGAGGTTGGGTATTATGTTCCAATGTCCACTTTATTGTCTTCAGGACCTAATGGAACATCACCATTGACAGGACTTACAATCCCTATCTTATTGAAACAAAGTGCCTTGGATGCGGGATATTACACACCATTTGATGGAGCTGTTTTACAAAAAGATGTGGTTGTCAACTTTATATTTTCATCAACCACAAGCTCACCTTATAGATATTACCTATATAATACTTCGAGTGAGTTTCAAAAATTTTTAGAACTCTCGAGTTATTCTGTTAATTGGGGGGACGGAACAGTTCAATCTCTAACAAGTTATACTCCAAACTTCATTTTTCATGATTACCCTGTTGCAAACAAAGAATATAAAATAACCTTAACACAGATTAACCCATGGGGAACCACAGTAGTTGAAAAAAATGTTACAACTCCTTTTACCAATATCATACCTTCAAATCCAAATGGAACTGCGTTTTTCGTTTCTAATAATGGTAGTTGGTCAGCAACACCAATAAGTTACAATTACATTTTTTCGGGGGATGCGGTTAATGTGGTATCTGCTCAAACATCCAATAACTATGTTTCGGTCCCATTTACGATATCAGGACTCACAAAATCAAGGATAACTGAACTGAAACTATATGGAACACCTCCATACAAGATAGGGGTTCCCGTTATTAGTAATGGACAGATATGGGGTGCTGTAAATAGTATTGGTGTCAATGCCACAGGTTACACAATACAAGGAGTTGACTTTTTTGATTTCAAAGACGGGACTACAATATATTTCCAACAATCATCGGGACTTACTGAATTTAATTTAACCGCAGAACCCATAACTAAAGATGAAGCGCTTTTGAAGGTAATGGACCAACCTCAAATTCAAACGGATGTATTCGTTGAGAGAGGAAAACTCAGCGCATACGAGAGAATTCAAAGATTGGGAGAA